ACCTGAATACATGTAGAAATCCTGCTCACCCATCCAAAACACCATGTCATCTACCGCAATCGCGGCAAGCGGGCTTGCAATCGTGATATTAGCCGAAAGTAAGTTGATGCCGAAGGTAAACGGGGGGCCTAAATACTGCAGGGCGTGAAGGGAGCTGTCTGTAAACACCAGAATTTGCTGGCGCGTCTCAACAGCAGTAATAATCTCTGAACCGGTGCCAATCCGGAGGTCGCCCGCCGTGTTAGTGGGTTGCGCCGACCACACGAGGGGGTCTTCTTGGTCAGAAAAGCGGATCAAAAGAGGGTCTTGTACGCCGATATTGTCTTGCGCATCGCACCCAAACGCTAAAACGTGTCGGTCTCGGTCTGACACCATCACCTGCTTGGCAATGGTTGGCGTGGTGGCATCGGCGCCGACTAAGTCAGAAAGCGCCACGGCCCGCGCATAAGGGGACACCGACGTGGCCGTTGATTTATCCCAATAGTAGATACCACCATCGCGGACGTTAATAAGTAAGTCTTCGCCGAAGTTGTCGTTTGACCAAAGGCGCAGGATGTCTCCCACGACCAGTAGACTGGAGCCCGATCCCCACGTTCCGCGGGAATAGGTGCCTGCGCCCCAACCTGTACCGGTCACGGTGGTGTCCAAGCCTGTATTCACTTGGTATTTTCCAACGACAGAGGCGCCACCATTTCCGGTGTCGGAGGCATCGGCTACCACGGGAGTAGGCGTGTATTGCCCATCAATGGTGATGTCGCTTAATGAGTCGACCGCCCTAGCCACGAGGGTATAGGTGTTAACGCTTGGAACGGTGACAATCTGGTATTCTTGGTTCAAAACAGCCGCGGTGATTGTGCCGCCTAACGTGGTCGCACCGGAAAAGGTGACAAAATCATTCTCGTTAGCGCCGTGGAGGGTGTCTGTAATAGTCAGGGTCGATGAGCCGTTGACCGCGGCAAACGTAACGTCGCCCGCGGAAGTGGTTAGGCGCAAGGGGGTGATGTCGTTATAACCGCCGCCCAATTCAAGGTAGTATTTTAGGTGGGTGCCGTTACCAATAAAGTTTGAACCATCTAGCGCCACAAAAGGGTGGAGTATTCGAGACGTGCCTAAGAAGCTAAGAGTTGAAATCCTCTGCCATCCGCCTATCTTTTCAGGTGTACCAAACCTAAACCTTACTTTGTCGCAGTCGTACCATCCACCTTCGTTTGTGTACGAAGTTGTTTCTCGGTTAACTCCCGGACGGAACTGTAACTTAGTAAGTGGCATATTATTCGTTCTCTTTGTCTTTTACGGCCAGTCCTTCCAGTACACTGCTACACCAACGGCGGCCGCCATAATTACAAATAGTATACCAAATGCCTTTAGCGCGTGTGTTAAATTTTCTTCAATCGCCCGGTTTCGTCTGGCGCCTTCTTTTGCCTTCTCCTTGGCGACTTCTTTTAAATCCCTACTGTACTGTGCTTTAAACTGGAGAAAGTCGTGGTAGCCCCGAAGTCGTTGTTTATTCAACATCCACTTCAATTCTTCCTCTTGCCTTTTCAACTGCTCCTTTGCTTGGAATGCCTCTAGGACATCACCATCCCTTTTCTCGGCCCGTATGGCGATGTCCTTCTCGGCCTTAAAGTAGTCACCTACAGCCTCCCCGGCATCTATCAGTTCCTTGCCATTAGCAAGAGTTTTCTTGATAACCGCAAAAGCGGCATTTGCAATCGCCAGTTCGGCTAGCATATCATCCTTTCTCTTTATCGTTTACGGTACACCATTCCAGTACACTGCTACGCCCTCTTCATCGTCTACTTCTTAGGCTTCTTAACCTTCTTAGCATAAGCAGATGCATCTTTCTTACCTTTGGCTGTGTAAGCAAATTTCTTACCTTTTACAGTGGGCATAGTATTCTCCTAGCTAGGGTGCCGTCGGCCAACTTATGGTGGTGGGGAAGCCAGCCTGTGAACTTATATCCCTCAATGCTTGGCGGTATGTCGTCATACCCGCATCCAAAGTTACGTCCGTTAAGGCGTAGAAGTCCGTAACAGCTAAAAGTTGGTCACGTTTGCTACGAACCTTTTCTGCCTCACGATCACCCGCGCCTGCTACCCATGAGGCTTCTTCTGCGTCACGTTCAGTTTCTTCGGCGGCTGTATAAGCTACATTACCTTCTGATGTTGCGTGGTATCTAGTCATGTTAAATCCTATGAATTAGTTATGCCATATAATCTAAAAGTGCCTGACGTTATAGTACCCGCACCCGGAAAAAAACGTATACCCGTCAAAGCTCCAGTATTAGTATTTCCCCCGCCGGCAGATATTCGAGCAAGCTCGTTGCCTCCCGTTTTTGATATACCTTCCCAAAATAGTTTCTTTGCTGTTGAAGTAGATGAAGGATCAAAAATATTAATGCGGAGATCGACGCTATGGTCTGCCCCTGTACCTATATTATTGGTGAACTCGAAGTTAGTTTTTCCCGCCCCCGTAGAAAACGCTGTGCCAATATACCCGCCATTTACAGTGGTACACTCCCCTAGATGGTACAAATATGTGCCGGCAGTAGTAATATACGATCCAATTTTCACCCTACCATTAATAGTCGTGGAAATGCTAGTTTTAAGCGCAGTAACAAGCACCACATAAGCATCATAAGTGCTATCAAACGTAGTTTCTATATCAACCGTAGACGACGCGGAAGCCGTAACAGTTGATAACCAAACCATAGACCCCCCCGCTGCGGGGGCTGTTGAAGCCCAAGTAGATCCGTTAGAAGTTAAGACGTTACCTGAAGTTGATGGGGCTACCGCTTGCGGTGCAGAAGTACCATTACCCAAAAGAACATTGTTAGCGGTAAGCGTTGTAGCACCAGTACCACCATTAGCTACCGGAAGTGTCCCTGTTACACCCGTAGTGAGGGGTAAACCCGTTACGCTGGTCATTACACCAGAAGCTGGAGTACCCAAAGCAGGGGTGACCAGCGTTAGGTTAGTGACCGTTCCCGTCGCATTCGTTAGCACTAGAGCAGAGGGCGTTCCCAACGCAGGGGTAGTCAGCACCGGCGAAGTCAACGTCTTGTTAGTCAACGTATCTGTCCCTGTCAAAGTAACAAGATTCGTTGGTGTGATGATATCTGATAAATTAGCCATGTCTTATCCCTCTATCTCGGTGGGCCAAATGATTGTATGCGGGAATCCCGCCTGTTCAGGGACCTGCCTTAGATCACCACGATACTCGTAGTAGTCTACCGGTACGGGTTGCCCCAGTTCCTTGGCACGAATAACCACCCAGTCTGTTTTGGCTAGAAGTTGGTCACGTTTGCTACGAACCTTTTCTGCCTCACGATCATCTGCGCCTGCTGCGTATGCCGCCTCTTCTGCGTCACGTTCAGTTTCTTCGGCTGCTGTGAAGGCTACGTTTCCTGCTGATGTTGCGTGAAATCTTGTCATGGGGTTATTCCTTATGATTTAACTATACCGTAGAGTCTAAAAGTACCAGATAGAGTAGTGTTTGAATAAAACCTTATCCCTGTGAGAGCGCCTGTTGCTGTATTTGTTCCCACTCCCCTACCTGTTTTAGCTTTGCCTCCGACATTATGATCTATGCAAGCACTATCAAAATAAGTTAATTTCCTTTTTGTGGTGCTGGTTGGGTTAGTAACATTAACGGTAAATTCAATGCTTTCGTCAGCCGCGTTACCCATACTATCCTGTAAGACAATATAACTATCATTTACCGCTTGTGCTCCTGCGTAAGAGGTGCTTCCTGATTTGGAAACATTAGTGTGATACTGATAACCACTTGCCAAGTAAGAACCGCTGAGTTTATAGCGTATCCATATAGCCGCACCATCAGTGTTAACGGTGGCCGAACCTATTATCATATAATGGTCATAGGTGCTGTCAAAAGTGGTTTCAACGTCTATTGTAGATGCGGCAGACCCCGTAACAGTTGATAACAGAACCATAGACCCCCCAGCAGCAGGCGCGGTGCTAGCCCAAGTAGACCCCGTGGAAGTCAGTACATTGCCCGAAGTTGATGGAGCGATGGCTTGTGGAGCAGACGTTCCGTTACCCAAAAGTACGTTATTAGCCGTGAGCGTTGTAGCACCCGTACCACCATTAGCTACCGGAAGTGTCCCTGTTACACCCGTAGTGAGAGGTAAGCCCGTCGCGTTAGTCATGGTGCCCGAAGCGGGAGTACCTAACACTGGAGCAGTAAGCACCGGCGCCGTCAAGGTCTTATTGGTTAGCGTCTGCGTGCTCGCAATCGTAGCCAAGCTCGTAGGGAAAGTGTTTGTTGCGCTAGACAGGTTTTTGTTGGTAAGTGTTTGGGTGCCGTCTAAAGTGACAACAGACCCGCCATTACCGCCGACCTGTGCATAGACTTCCCACGTGGTTCCGCTGTACACAAACTGTACGCTAACGCCATTGATATCTAGCTCAAGGTCTGCCGCAGTGCCTTCAATCGTAGAACCGTTACGACCCGTAGTCAGGTTGTTGGTGCCGAAAACACCGCCCGCGTCTGCAATAATAACTTGATCGCCCAGTGAGGGGCTTGCTGGAAGCGTGACCGTAAATGCGGCACTGCTTGTGTCCGCGAGTACACCTTCTAAGTTAGCCGTTGTGTAGTTCGCCGATTTGGCTATATAGCCCACACCTGCCGCTGCTGGAGCCGTCGAGGCCCAAGCAGATCCGGTAGAGGTCAATACATTACCCGAGGTTCCGACGGCCGTGATGCCTGTACCGCCACTACCTAGCGCAAGGGTACCCGCTAAGGTAACCGCACCCGCTGTACCTGTACTCGGGGTGAAACCGGTTGAGCCCGCACTGAAAGTTGAAACGGACGAGGCGTCCACATAAGCCTTAATAGACTGTTGGGTGGCTAGTTTGGTGGCGCTGTCAGACGCCATGTTATCTTCGTCTTTGATCCCGGTAACCGTTGCGCCATCGGATGCGATGTTAACCGCGCCCGCAACAATTGCGTCCACAGCCAAGTTGGCATTAACGTTGACGACGGTTGCACCTGAACCCGCACCGTCAAACTTGACGACCACGTCAGTGCCTGCAGCGATCTCAATGTCGTTGCTCGCGTTATACGTGCCTTGGAAAAGGATCACCGATTGGCTTCCCGCGAGGCTGTTGCGGATAAAGCATATTTTTTCAGAGGTGTTTGGAATAAGCTCCACATACGCCGTGGCACCTAAATCACCGCCATCGGCAAATTCGATCCATTTATTACGACCTGTAGAAGAGGCACCATTAGTAATGGCAATTTGATTGGGGGAGCCGGAAGAGCCAGCGGATGCTAGCGTTATCGAAACTACACCGTTAATGGCCTCATCTAATATATTAGAGTTGTCATTGACCGTATCGCCCCACGTTCCAGACTGTTCACCGGTGGCCGGTTTTTCAATCCCGAGGTTGACTG